GTAAGGTCTTCAGTTTTTCGCTTTCTTGCAGTGTCGAATCACGCTTCGCTTGATCAATCAACTCCAGGCTGAAGACCGAGTGAACGGACTGGCTCGGAAACTCACCGAGCACCCGGGCGCGGAACATTGGGTGCTTCTGGCCCCACGCCAGTGCTCGCTCCTTCACCCAACGGCGCGTTACTAGATACGGTGCTACTGGGCGTGCCAGGTCGTCCTCGCTCATCGCTAGGAGCTGCTCCATCGTTAGCCCCGCGAGATTTGGCGTGTCGAAGGCACTGATTGTGAGGGTGGTCCAAATTGTCCTGCCGCGGGCGAATGCGTTGAAAAAATAACCGCTCGGGATCACTGGATTGCCGAGCATAAGCACATGGACATCGCCCCCGGCACGGACGCCTTCGATAGCATCCCAAATGTCGGCGCGGATTCCCGGCGCCTCGTCCGCGATGACCAATATATTGCGACCGTGAATTCCCTGAAACTTCACGGCTTCGTTCGTCGAGATGCCCTGGATGTAATTTGCATCTGTGATGCGCAGTTCGGTTGCGCTCGGCTCGGGGAATGCAATCCGAGACTGTGCTCGGGCCAAGCGGATTTCATCCCACATCAGCCGCACCTGACGCCAACCGGGAGCGGTATTGATAACCTTTCCTTCTGGAAAGCGCGTCAACCACCAGAGGGCGAGCCTGGCGGCCTGATATGTCTTTCCGCTCGCATGGCAGGCTTTGACCGCGACCAGGGGCTTCGTCGCGACCGCACGCATGATGTCGCGCTGTCGGCGCCAAAGCACCGAACCCAAGATGTCGCCGGCGAAGTGAGCCGGGTCAGTAAGCGAAGTGAAATTTTCACTCTTTGATGGGCTTCTCATCCGAATCCTCGGCCGGCCGCGAAGCCGCCGCGCCCTGCAGCAGCGCACGCGCAGCGTCAATGGGAAGCAAGGCTCGGCCGTCTGGTCCTGAGTGCTCCAATCGAGTGGTTTCCTTCCATCCGCGACGGCACTTCATCCAGAAAAAAGTCGCCGAGGGGCAGTGGCCCGAGGTCGCGAGCTTGAATAGCGTTGCGGCCACCTGTGCATCGGCTTTGTCGGCTGAAGAGTCAAGCGCCTTGCGGAAGTGCTTCCGCAAAGTCTTCGCGTCGATGTCCAGCGCGCGCGCGATCGCCTCCTGCGGCATCCCGCAACCGGACATTGCTTCGACTATGCGAAGGTCTTTGTCTGTCGGTTCGTATTTCCTGCGTCCGCCTGCCATCTTTTTATAGACGGGAAAAACTCCAGTCGCGCCCTCGGCTCATTCAAATGCTGGCTTTCTTGGACGGATTGCAACGGAAGGATTAAGCGCGCTCAAGCGTTCCCCAGTGCTAGACTTAATTCGTCAACTGAGAAGTATGCGGGCGCTGGCCGCGTCCGATGAAGACGGAACCGCTACCTTCCAGGCTCGGTGGTGTATGAGACCACAGAGCCCTTCCCTGGTGGTGTCAGGGAGAATTGTAGCAGAATCTGGAAGCACATTCAGGTTGTGGGAATCGGCCCGAGTGAAAGGACGTTCGGTTTCCGCAGCCTGCTTTGTCGCTATAGGCTTTTCTTCATAGAACCAGGTTAGTCGAGAGGACTGTCAATCTTGGCGGATCACAGCCCTGAGATTCGCTCTACGTCTGGAGTGTACCACATTCCAAGCAGAGAAGAAACTGAACGCACTGATTGACGTGTTACGGCCCTTCCTTAAATCACAGCACCTTCGAGAGTTCACTGCCTTCATGCCATGGGACGTGTTCAATGCGGCAATAGGCGGACCTCTCCGCGCCACTCGCGGAGACCCATACTATTTCTTGCTTCGAGCCATCATTGACGAAGTTAACAAAATCGTCACAGCGTCCGAGGAATGGAGGAAGATGGCCCCAGTTGAATATTTCTTTGACGATCAGACCGCCAAACTGGAGTTCAATGTCGCCAGACAATTTTCAAACATCAAATCCATTGTCGGTAACGCTCGCCTGATGGGCGGAATTGCGTTTCGGAATGACGAATTGAGTTACCCCCTTCAGGCCGCCGATCTGATTGCTTGGGAACGTCGAAGGGCCGAATTGGGCCTTGCTGAGGATCTAGGGGGCCGCAACACTCTGAAAAGACTCCATACCGTAACCAACGGGACGCATATGCGAATGAAAGAAGAAGTACTTCGCCAAATGTCCGATGACATGCGCGAATCGCTGGAAGCCGCCAGGCGCTCTGGTCTGATACAGGATGAATAAAATGCCCTCGTAAAGTTGCCCGGTTTAGCTGTCGATCTTCTGGCTCATGGACCAAGACACCGTGCCCCGCCAGGAGTTCGAGCTAACCGTCCGTGCTCTCGTACTTCGCATACAAATGCTGGCTGAGGTAGTCGCTGTAACGACTGCAACATTAGCAAACAGGGTCGTCAATCAGGCGGAATTTGATCAGATGCTTGTTAAGTCTCGGCGCTCTGGGACTTCTGCAAAACTGAAGCAAGCTCTTTCTGACCTTCAACGCTTTGAAGCCATTCGCAATGTTCTTCGAGACTTTGAAGGACCTCCACAATAAGCTGTCTGCGGTTCCTAGTTTCACCACTCCAACCTGTCACGTCATTTGTCATTCTATCTTGCATCCTTGTGGAGGATTCGAAGTTCGGCTGACCAGTCTGCTAGCGCTGGGCACAACCCGGCAACGTCCGGATTCCCCGAAAGGATCTCTGCCTCCGTGGCAGCGATCTCGCGGAGACAGCGCTCGATTCATTTCGCCGCTCCCCGGCGCTCCACAGCTACGTCATCGAATGTTCTCCCGTCGCCGTCGAGCGTAGCCTGCTTACTAGTCAATTGCTGCCAGCGCTGCACCACCACGTCAACGTACTTCGCATCTAGTTCGAGGCCGTAGCAGATGCGCTCGGTCAGCTCAGCCGCAGCAAGCGTCGTTCCGCTGCCAAGGAATGGGTCGTAGACGAATTCTCCGCGTCGCAGGTGGTTTAGAATCGGCCTCCGCATCAACTCGATCGGCTTTTGCGTCGGATGATCATACTTGTCTTCGTCGGAGCCGCCCATGATGAACTTCGGCGATGGCGAATCCCAGATCGTCGAGTTCTCGCCGGCCTTCCCGAACCACGGCGCGTTCTTCTTTCTGACGTACCAGCATGGTTCATGGCCGTACCAGTAGTGGGTCCGAGTGAGCACAGTGCGCCCTTTATTCCATATAATTTGCTGCGGGTACAGGAAGCCGATTCGCAGTAAGCCATCGAGAACCTCGCGGGTAAAAACCGAAGCGTGCCACACATAAGCGATTTGAAGGCTTGGCACTAAAGCAAATGCGTCAGACCAGTCTGCACGAGTATCTCCGGAGATGCTGGTTTCGTGATGGCCCGCAGTGCGGTGCTTCATGTAGCTCGGCTCGGCGGGCCCGTGCTTGTTGAGACCAGCCCGATCGCGCCATTCGCTGTCGAGGGAAATTCCGTATGGCGGGTCAGTCACCATCAACCGCGGCTTGCGCTCGCCGAGTAGCCGCGCGACAGCTTCAGAGGACGTAGCATCTCCGCAGAGCACCCGGTGCGGGCCGAGCAGCCACAGATCACCCGGGTGGGTTGCGGCGACGCCCGGAAGCGGCGGAGCCTCTTCCGCCCTTTCCTCGTCCATCGGACCGCGTAGCAGCGAGTCGAGTTCGTGGACGTTGAATCCCGTCAGGCTCAGATCAAAGTCAAGCGCACTCAGATCCGCCATCTCCAGCGCCAACAATTCCTCATTCCAATCGGCCCACGTCACCGAGCGGTTCACCATCAGCCGAAAAGCTTTGACCTGGCCTTCAGTCCAGTGATCGCAAAGCACCGCCGGCAATTCCTGCATCCCGAGCTTTTTGGCACCCTTGAACCGGAGATGCCCATCGACGATCTCGCCCGTGGAGCGGCAAAGCAGGGCAACGGCAAATCCGAACTCCAGGATAGACGCGCACATGCGATCCACAGCGGCATCGTTCTTACGCGGGTTACGCCCGTATTCCTTGAACCAGCCGATCGGCTTGTAGATGATCTCCATCTTCGGCAGGTCGGGGAGCTTCATTCCGACACCCTCCTGCCAGAGATCAGTCCTGTCCAATTCCTGTCCAGAATTGCCGCTGGGCTGAGGTTCAGGGGAGGGTTTTTCGCGGGCTCGCGTAAACCCCGTGCTGATTCTGAAAGACTTTTGGTAGGCGCGGCTGGACTCGAACCAGCGACCCTCAGCTTAGAAGGCTGATGCTCTATCCACCTGAGCTACGCGCCCGCAATAAACGAGGCTTTCAAGGTCGAGTTTAGCGCACGCAG